ATTAACACCCGCGAACGACTCGATGTTCGTCGCAATATTCAAGAACTTAAATTAGACCGACTTAAACGGTCTCAAGATACGGAGCTTTAAAATGAAACACTTTGTTTTCACCGTCTATGACGACAAATCCGAAGCCTATCTTCAACCCTTCTTTCTTCAAAAAGAGGCTCAAGCTATCCGTACTTTCACCGATCTAGTTAACGATCGTAATCACCAATTCGGCCTTCATCCCGGTGACTATACCCTTTTCGTGCTCGGTACCTTTGAAGATACCGATGCTACGTGGGAGCTGCTTCCCACACCCGTTTCCCTTGGCAAAGGAAACCAATTTCAAAATCAAATTTCTCTCCCGCTCATCGATCCTTCTTCGGTCGATACTCAACCAACCCTAACCAATGGAGCTTCTACATGACCCATTCCGTCATGAACCATAATTTCAGTCAGGTCCCTGCCGCTGAAATACCCCGCTCTCGCTTCGATAGAAGCCATGGCTATAAGACTACCTTCAATGCCGGTGAACTCATTCCTGTCTTCGTTGACGAAGCTCTTCCCGGCGATACCTTCAATTGTAAAATGTCCGCTTTTGCGAGACTTTCTACCCCTCTCCACCCCTTTATGGACAATATGTTCCTTGACACCTTCTACTTCGCTGTCCCTCTACGCTTAATCTGGGACAATTTCCAAAAATTCAATGGCGAACAAACTGATCCCGGCGATAGCACCGACTATATGGTTCCCATTATGGACTCTGGTACTGGGTACACTGAGGCCTCCTTATCCGATTATTTCGGCTTACCTACTAAGATCGCCAATCTCGAACATATGTCTCTCTATCATCGTGCTTACAATCTCATTTGGAACGAATGGTTCCGTGACCAAAATCTTCAAGACTCGCTCACCGTCGATAAAGGTGACGGGCCCGATGATCCTGCTAATTACACCATCCAAAAACGTGGCAAACGCCACGACTACTTTACGTCGGCCCTTCCTTGGCCTCAAAAAGGTCCTTCCGTGGACCTACCGCTGGGTACAAGTGCTCCTGTCTCTGGCATTGGCGTTGTCGGCAATGCTGTCTCTGATGGAGGCACCTACCGGGAAACCGGAGGCGGTACCTCTGTCTATGACTGGAAAGGCAACATAACAGGCGGTCAAATGATCGGTCGCATGACTGCTACTGGCGCCTCTGACCCCGATATCTACGCCGATCTTTCTGAGGCTACTGCCGCTACCATCAATCAGCTCCGCCAAGCCTTTCAAATTCAAAAACTCTACGAACGTGACGCCCGAGGCGGTACCCGGTATACTGAGATCATTAGGTCTCACTTCGGAGTCACTTCTCCCGATGCTCGATTGCAACGTCCCGAATATCTCGGCGGAGGCTCTACGCCTATCAATGTCAATCCAATCGCCCAAACAAGCTCTACAGATGCTACGACGCCACAAGGCAACCTCGCAGCAATGGGCACAGCTTCGCTGTCCGGCCATGGGTTTACTAAATCCTTTACCGAACACTCGATCATCATTGGTTTGGTCTGCGCTCGCGCTGACCTTAACTACCAACAAGGATTAAACCGTTCCTTCTCCCGCTCTACACGGTGGGACTTTTACTGGCCTGCCCTCGCCAATATTGGCGAACAAGCTGTTCTCAACAAAGAAATTTACGCCCAAGGTACCGGCGACGACGAAAATGTTTTCGGCTATCAAGAACGCTTCGCTGAGTACCGTTACAAACCTTCTCAAATCACTGGCGAATTTCGCTCTAACGCTACAACTCCTCTCGACACTTGGCATCTTGCTCAAGACTTCGGCTCTCTTCCTACTCTGAATGCCGATTTCATTGTCGAAGACCCTCCGGTCGCTCGTGTCGTAGCTGTCCCTACTGCCCCCGACTTCTTATTCGATAGCTATTTCTCGCTTCAATGCGCCCGTCCTATGCCGGTCTATTCCGTTCCCGGCCTGATCGATCATTTCTGATGCTCGGATCAATCCTCGGCGCTGCTATCTCTGGGGGCCTTTCCCTCATGGGTGCCTCAAAACAAAACGCCGCGGCAAAACAACAAGCGTCTAACCAAATGGCTTTCCAAGAGCGTATGTCTTCTACTGCTTATCAACGCTCAATGGCTGATATGAAATCAGCCGGCCTCAATCCAATTCTCGCTTACAAAACCGGGGGCGCTTCCGCGCCCTCTGGTACCGCTGCCCCTATCGTTAACGAGCTTGAACCTGCTGTTAACTCTGCCCAAGGCTCTCGGCGGCTCTCGGCCGAACTTCAAAATCTCTCTGAAACCAATAAAAATATCAAAGAAGATACCGCTCTAAAATCTTCTTCTGCTCTGCTTAATGCAGCAACAAGAGAGAACAAAAAGATCGAAGGTCGTATTCTTCGCGAACAACTTCATTCAGCGAAGGCTACTGCCGCCCAAGCCAAAACCGACCAAGAATTCAATGAATCTACTCCCGGCAAAATTCTCCGGGTCATTGATAAAATCGGAACTTCCGTCAATCCCTTCACCTCGTCCGCAAAAAACGTAACCATCATGCGGCCCTCAACTCGGAGATAAACATGTCTAAATACCAAACTGCTTATGGCAAACACGAGCGTCACCAAATCCATTTCAGCGCTCCGTCAAAAGCCAAACAAAGCTTCAAAGATGAATGCAATATCAACCGAATAATGGCCAGCTATGAAAAAACCGGACTACTTAATCACGTCAATCGTCATCAAGGCGATTACGGAGACTTCGTCGGCTATGACGACTATCATGCAAGTCTCAATCAAATCCGCGAAGCACAAGATATGTTCGAACAAATCCCAAGCGCCATCCGCGCCAAGTTCTCGAACGACCCTGCAAATTTTCTTCGCTTCGTCCAGGACCCTAAAAATTCCGATGAACTCGTCAAAATGGGTCTAGCCTCTGAGAAGGCCACAGACCCTCCCACCACTCCCCCTGCCAAGCCAAAGGGGGGTAATACCAAAGACACCCTTGACCCGCCCTCGGACGGCCCTGACGGCCCCACAACCCCAAAAGAAGGAGGCTAAGCCCTCCTTGTACAGTTACCTCACTTGATGTTAACTGTACTGAGTGACACCTCACTCACAAAAAGGAAGGCAAAATGCCTGACGAACACATAACTCTCGAATTCATTCGTGACCATCTAAGGAAATATCGAAATGCCCAAAAGACAAAAAATGTCCAAAAAACACTCCAAAAAATCCTTCAAACAAGGCGCAAAACGCGTCCACTCTCGGAATGTCCAAGGCGCTCCTATGCGAGGGGGCATTAGGCTCTAAATGCCCTGCTACTTCCCAATGCAAGGCTTCAGGTCGAAGACCCTTACCGACAATGGAAAGCGCAAAATCGTGTTTTCAAAAAATCAAGGCTTCGAAGATCTTCCTGTAACTCTGCCCTGCGGCCAATGCATTGGGTGCCGCCTCGAGCACTCCCGCCAGTGGGCAATACGCTGCCTGCATGAAGCCTCTCTTCACGAACATAATTGCTTTCTCACCCTCACCTTCGACGACGAACACCTACCTAAGTCTGAAAGCCTCGATGTCCGTGATCTTCAACTCTTCATGAAAAGGCTACGCAAAGAATATGGCAAAGGCATCCGCTTCTATGCGTGCGGAGAATATGGCGAAAAATATTATCGCCCTCATTATCACCTCTGCCTATTCAACCATGACTTCCATGACAAATACTTATGGAAAATGTCTAACGACAAACCGCTCTATCGCTCAAAATCTCTCGAAAAAATCTGGCCCTTCGGCCACTCTTCTATCGGCGAAGTAACCTTCGAATCTGCCGCTTATTGCGCCCGATATATAATGAAAAAAGTAACTGGCGATCGCGCCAAAAAATACTACGAATGGGTTGACGAAAATGGCGAAGTCCATCAGCTCAAACCCGAATTCACTACCCAATCGCGCCGACCTGGACTTGCTTCCGGATGGCTAAAAAAATACCTGTCTGACGTCTATCCAGATGATTTCATCATTATCAATGGCAAAAAAGTCAGACCTCCCAAATTCTATGACAAACATTACGAAGTCATGGATCCGTCCAAATTCCAATCAACCAAAAAGAAAAGGAAAACCGGTCTTAAAAAGCATGCCGAAAATAACACCCGCGAACGACTCGATGTTCGTCGCAATATTCAAGAACTTAAATTAGACCGACTTAAACGGTCTCAAGATACGGAGCTTTAAAATGAAACACTTTGTTTTCACCGTCTA